AGCTTGATTGGCATATTGAGTAGCTGCAGTCCCTGTAAGCCCTAGTTCCGCTGCTTGCTGCAAGCCTCGCTTAAAAAGAAGTTTCTCTAACCAGCTTGCACCTGTAGAATAAGCTTCAGCAACATTACGTCCTGAAGTAACTATGTCTTCGGCTGTTAGTTTACGATTTTGCTTTGCCATTATGAAATCGTTAGTACATTAGCATTCTTGCCATCAATTCATAAGGAGCTAACGGGTTAGCCTGCTCTGACCTGCTAACTGATTGTGCTTCTGAAACTCTAGCAAGTTCAGCCAAATTTCCCAGCATCCCTGGAACGTTCATCTTTGTTTCAATTCCCTTCAGTGCCGATAAATAACCCTGCTGCCCAATTCTTTGAGCAATATCCGATGCAGTACGGCTTAAAGCGTTACTAGCAACTGAACTATCTAACACACCCTTACTTGCAAGCTGATTCAGTATACCCTGAAATGCTTGTGGTTGTAAAGATTCACGCATGAGGGTCTGATATTGGTTCTGTAAGGTTTGGCCTAAATTTTCGGCAAGTCCCGGCAAATTTTTCGCTCCAGCCTGAATCATCGGAAGCAAAGTTTGACCAAGCGGTGTACTCCAATCAATTGCAGTCTTGCTTCCCTGCTTTGAAGATGACCCTGAATGTGGAAACAGGCCCATTGGAACGCTAAACCTTGACCCCCTAATTCCAGCCTTATTTGCCTGAATCTGCATTAATTCTTCAGGGGTAAGTGTCTCGAAGCCATATGCCCCCTGTGCAATACTTCTAGGTATACGCCCTTGACTTATTGCTTGTTGTCTATAATAATCCTGAAGTGTAGGCATAATTTTATCCTTCTTTTAATTTTATATTGTTACAGGCTTAATCTTTGCTATAGGCTTGTTATCTAAAATCTATTTCGATCCCTTATACCTCAATCTGTATACAAGCGCCGTCACCTCCATCACCACCATCATCTGATCCACTTGTATCTTCCCCCCCGGCTCCTCCGTTTGCTGTTATGGTTGCCGACGGATGGATATTAAAACTATCGCCTATCAAACCTACAAAGCCACCGCCACCGCCACCACCTGCGGCACCCGCTACATTACTACCGTCTTCTCCGTTTGCCAAAATATTTCCTGTAGAACTTACTACTATCGTAGAACCTATTAACAGTATTAATCCACCACCGTCACCACCGACAGCATTATATGTACCTCCGCCTCCACCAAAACCTATCTGAAAGATATTAAAAAGCGGAGAGAAAAGCAACTCTTTCAATTCAGCATCTGTTAAATCGCAATCCGCGCCAGCAGATTTGGTAGCACCTCCATCACCATAAGCACCTCCACCAACACCAGTACTTCCAGATCCGCCACCAGCACCACATAAACAGTAATTTCGTGTTTGAGATACTGCTTGATTTGCTGAAATCCAAAAGGGCCAATCAAAACCAGTGTACCTGTAACCATCCCAAGGACTAGCTATTACCCCAGCAGAACATCCTTTTTCCGACGCAGTTATTGTGCCATTAATAGTAATTGTATCTGCAATAACGATTAATGGCCGAAGTTGAGTCAAAGTTAATGTCACACCGCTATTTATCGTAAAACTATTTGCAACAATATATGTCTGGGTAAGCGTCTTATCCGCGGAATAAGTTACATCATCACACCATTTTGCAGGACCGCCACTAATCGCCCAATCAAGCATATTAATTATTTGTCCACCAGGACGCTTCTTCAAAGCAACGTTTAAACTTATAGGTACACTCATGATACCACCTTCTTTTCTCCAGAAAAGTGAAAACTGATCTTATCAGCAACACTTGCTCTAATCCGAATCTCTTCATTATTTCCAATGTGCAAAGAATACTCATGGGGTGATTCTCCAGCATCTATTTCTGTAGCATAGGCAATCCATTCATCTCCAGATGCTGCGCCCGTCGCTGCACAATGAGCTACATAATAGGTTCTAGCCTTTGTGTCCTGATTGCACACCCTTAAAACTCCGTTATATTCTTCATTTGCCCCGGCTAACAAAAGTGCAGCTTCACTTGTATTAGCCGGCCTAGAGCTCGCATGAAGCCCCCATGTTATTGTCGTTGCCATTTCCTTTTTCTCCTAATTGACTAAAACATTATCGAATAAGCAAATCTTCTAAATTCTATTTCCTTATCTTTATCATCTGCAAAAGCAATAGTTAAAGATTCATTATCTCCATCATTATTTTCGGTAAAATCTATTGCATTCCCTGCAACTGCTTTCCCGTTAAGAAAACCTGGAGTACTATCATTGGCTGATACAAGCACGGCAGAGCCCGATAAAGCTGCAACAGCAGAAAAAAGCTCAGCTATATCACCATTGATTTTAGTAAGAATTGCATTTAAAACCGAATCTGTCCCGATTACCGTGTCTTGAGACATAAGTATCCTCCACCACCATTAATAACTCAATCCTCTATATCTAATAATTTGCTCATTAAGATATAGTGGATATCCGGCCAATATTATGTTGTGTATCCTTATTTGAATGCTCCGTGCGTTTATATTTACATCTTCCCATAGGGGATTTTCTTTTCTTGTGGATGTAGTGTCAACTAAAAACATAGCATCCTCAACATCCATAATCATATCATCTATCGTAAGCCTATCGTCAGGAACCAAAATTTTTGTAAGTGTATATTCTGCCGTACCTTGAAATTCATCCTTATAAAATGAAATATCTACCGATGCACCACCCTTACTAAAAAGATTAATCTGGTATTTATCAAGATTTGAATGAGACATAGGAAACATAAAGTATGGACTAACGATATCGAAATATATTTTCTCGGTTGTTAAATCTTTATATTCTGAATCGTCTACCTTATAAATATATCCATCAGTACCACCAAACATAAACTCGTTGTTCAAAACACCAAAACAAGTAGGAACTAATACATTTCTAATAATTACTCCTGTAGTATCAGGATCACCTGACTCATCTCTTATATATACAGTATTATATCCAAGACCATCGTTATCCCCATAATCCCATTGATGATCCTCAAGGCTACCAACGATACCTTCGGTTATTTTCTTGTTATCTAAAGTTATATAATCTGGTTGATCAGATATAGAAGGATTTCCACCAGCAGCTAGTTCACAATAATATTCATTTGTTCCGTTATCTGACTTTGTCCACTTATAAGTACTAGTACTATAAAGTCCTTTACAAAATTCATATTCAGAACAAGGATATCTTAACCCAGTCTCAGCTATATTTTGCACTGGATTTTTTGTATTAAACACTAAAACCCTATGATGTCCTGGCATATAAAGCCAGTATTGACCATCTTTAGGATAATAACCTGCAATAGCGCTATCGGACCAATAATCAACTATTCTATCTTCAACAGGATCTGAGTATGAGAATGTTCTTACATCTCCATATTCCTGAACACCTGAGAGTGTATCAACCCCATTCCTATTTGCTACCCACAGATCGTTTACAGTATTCTGAATGGTTTTAGGAAGTGTCCATGCTTTTTGATATAACTGCGATATCACATATGCAGAAGGAGAGGAACCGACTAGCTGACTTAAATATGGCTGAGATTCCTTGCCGTAAACATACAGATTCTTAAAAAGAACTGCTAATCCACCTACGGGAAAATTGTTAGAATCTTCATCGTTTGCCCCAACATATCCACCACCGTCAGGAGTTGACCAATCAAACTGACTTAGATTTCCAAACCAAACATATCCTGGATTATCAGGATCTCCTGCTACAAAAATTCTCCCATCTAATACTGCCCCAAAACTTGCCTTAGGTGGCTTTCCTGGACGTAACGACATGAGACAATCTTTAGTAGAATCAGTATACCACCATCCATCATAATGATATGCAGAACCACCGGAAGTAACCGTGCTATAATAAACATAAACATAATTATCAGATGCTTTTTTCTGAACGCAATCTCCGCCAGTTGTTTCCGCGGAGCTATATCCTGACGTATCGTTGATAGCAAAATGATCATCGTCAATAACGGCAGATACTGTTTGGCTTGTTCCGTTAAGTTCTGTCATCTCAGTTAGGTCAAAAAACGCAACAACATCACCTACCGAATATCCATGGTTCACACAATCAACAACCCCAGGATTAGCCTTAGAAATAGCAGTTAGATTTTTTACATCTCCATCTGAATTATCAAATTCTACGGAACAGTAATAATTCGTCTCTGGCGACATTTCAGTTGTAATGTCATCCTCTGTAAAGGTTACACTATATTTTATTGCAGCCCCTGTTAATTCCGATGCATCGGCTATGAATTCTGTCGTAGCTATAGCATTACCAAGTACGGTAAGGTCATCAACATCTGCTTCACGAATTACAACGTTAATACTTCCAGTGGGACGACCTTCTTTCGCTAAATATGCTGATACAGTGGTGGGGGGGATAGTATATCCAGAATCCCAGCTTTGAGTTCTGAAAAGTTGAGCTACTTTAGAATTTACCCCATTGCCGAGCTGAAAAGATCCACTATTCTCTCCTGAACTTTTATCAAATTGATAGCCTGATGTTCCAGTTCCATCATCATATGCTATCTTAATAGTTAAGCTATCATCAAGATATTTGATATAACTTCCGTCTAACAATACTGCATATCCATTATATGCAATTATTTCTGCTTCGCCCTTAAGTGTACCTATAAGCACAGGAGTTGTGCCATTTATATAATATAATTTATAATCAGCATCAGAAACCAGTTGATATGTAGTAGAACCTATTGGAACATCTGCTATTGATTTAGGGACACCAATAGAGGTATCTGTGTAGCGTACTACTGCTGGCCTAGTTTCTAGTCCTCCTTTGTTTATCTTCCAATTAACGCACCTTGCCATTTCAGTTGTTGCAATCTGAAAAGCAGGCAAAGCAGTATTAAGCCCATGCGGAAAACCGTTAAGAAATATAGTTTTCGACTGCTGCGTAATGAGAGATGAATCTCTTACACGTGCTTGGGCAGGCCAGACTATCATTTATATGGCCTCCCAGTTGTTCTTGGTATATGACGGCGTGATATGATATTAGACATCACGGCATCTCTCAAGCTATCATATATAGCGCTTTCAGGTAAGGCATTTATTTCATTACGAGTTTTGGCGATTAATACAATAAGTTGTGTTAAAGTATTGTTGAATAAATCGCTATATGGCATACTATCAGTTAAGGCTAAATCAGCATGCTTTGTATAGTAAAAGAGTGTTAACGAATAATCTTGATCAGCAGAGCAATTAAACATTAAATTCGCGTTAGCTAAAGCATAAGCCCATGGTTGATTGCTTGTTGAAGATACTTGTAACTCTTCATATATATAAGATAAATCTTTTTTATCTAATTCAGTTGTATCTATCCATAGACTCTCAATGTCAAGAAATGTTGACGGAAGAGCTACGGAGCTATTACCGCTAGAAAGGGTAAGGCTTGTATCTTTTGTTAAGGATAGATCACTTTTATTTGCTGCAAGTATAAGATCAAGATTAAATATACCGTCATTATTGAGATATGATAGAAGTTCATCATCAGTATATGGTGTTGAATTGACTGATCTTAATTTATATTTTGCATTATCTATAACAGATTGAACTGTTGCCATTACCCTTTCTTCCTATAATCATTAATTGCTTTCTGAATATCTTCCATAGACCTTCTGCACAATTCTTCTTTATGTTCTTTAACGCTCTTATCCTTTTCATTGCACATAAAAGCACGACATGTTATAGGTCTATTTTCATAGATATCGCAGCCCTTATCAGTAAGGTGAACACAGGGGTGATAACACCTTACCATCAAAACTCCGTTATTTGGATTGATATACATCTGTTCACCACGCAAAAGAAAATATTCAATTACGTCCATGTTTAACATGGTTACTGGAAATTCCACATATTCACAGCACTCTCTACATTCAAGGCATTTCTTTTGCTGTTCATCCAGTGATTTCAATGTCTTCTCCTGTATATAACGGATTTATATTCTCGTAACCAATAGTGGCCCCAATCTTGCCAAGGCTTATCCCTTTTGTCATTTCAAACCCTTGCAGCGTTGCATGGATAGCATCTACAACATCCGGCCCAATATTATACTTTACCTTTGCCTTTGCTCTCATCATGTCTCTTTTAACTTCCGAGATATCACCTTCATGATATGTCATGCATGATGGATAGAGAGGCGTATCTCCCAGATAATCCTTAACAGTAGGATCTCCAAATTTCCATGCCCATTCAACCCAATGGGTATGCACCTGTGCAATACATTCAGGAGTTTGCCCTATATTCCCAGGCGCAGTTATATCTACCAAGTTATCTATCTGCTCGTTAAGTTCATGCTGCCTTTTTGTCATAGTCCAGGCTACTGACGGGCCTAAAACCATTTCATATTCTGTACAAGCTCTTTTAAGGATAACCCTAATTCCCTTGCCTATATGCTCGTCTACAGCCTTCCTCACTTCTTCATATCGCTCACGGCCTTCTTCAAGCGAATTATTGTAAAAAAATCCTGCATAAAGACACGGACAGTAATATCTTAAATCTATTCCACACTTTGAAGGACGTCCAAGCCCCTTCTCAACTTCCAATAACAAAAATAATTCCCTTAATGTTGTCGGGTAAACAACTACCTTCCAACACTCAAGACATCTTGGAGGCACAAATCCCAATGTATCAAATTTTACCCTGTGGTCTATACCGCACTTTTTTGTTCGCAAATGATTTACATGATGCCACGGAGTTTGCATTGCTACTGCATGACTTAGCCTCTTATATACTCCTTCATATGAAAAATAATACCCAGCTTTTGAAAGAACGGGATCTATTAATGAAATAATATCTTCCTTAACACACTTATGGTAATAAGATCCGGGTTTAACATTCCGGTTCTTATAAATGGGATATGGTACTTCAACTACCATATTGCTCATGTTTTTGTTCCCCTAGCTTTAGTTTTCCCCAAAAATTCGCTGCCGGAAGCAAGCGGGGAGTTCTTGCTTTTCGGTGCATGCGCCTATCCGGCAGCGTGAAATTGCCTGTTTACTTACTTACTTATTCTGGGATTTTGAAGCCACGTGCAGAAACTTCCAAAACTCCAGAAAAAGCTCCATCCAGAGATGCAGCCGCAACTCCAGAAGCTCCCTTCCCACCGGTTATCTGGAAAGTAATATATCCACCGTAAGGGAAGTGCATTCCTATCTGCTGATCTCCTCCGCCATCAGCCCATCCATGAGCAGCGCCGGCAACACCAGCAGCTATCCTCCTCACAGAACCCTTAGGAGAGGTCTCAGGGTCAGCAGGAAGACCAGAAACTGAACTGGTGTGAATCTTGCTTTTTGCAAGAGTTGCAGCGGCAAATCCATCAGCATCCGTAGAAGTGCTAGAATGTGATGCACTCTTATAGGCTATAAAGCCAAGGCCGACAGTAGCAGACTCTACACTTTTCGAATTAGTGTTATGAGTTACTCCACCGGTTCCTCTTGGAGCACTAAGATATACCTCTGTTACCACAGTCCTGTTGGGAACCTTCAAAAGCTTCAGCACATTCATAACCTTATCGGTCAAAGTTGGTGCTGTTACGTTTCCGAAGTTGATCCTATTCCTTGCTACAAAACCCCCTTCACGAGCGGTTACCTCAGCCATAGCATCAGGATTAACCGAAACGGAAGTAAGGTCATATGTAGTGGCACTAGAAGCCACAAAAGATACTTTAGCCATTTTAATTTCCTTTATCTATAGGGTTACGATCCCTTGTTAATGTTTATGATATTAAGACGTTACGATCAATCTTAATTAGTTATTGATATTAACCGGCATGAGAAGCAGCATAACTAGAGACAACAACATGTCCCCTGTACTTGCTATTGAATACACATGCCTTAATTCCGAACACCATTCCAACGATGATGTACTTCTCATTTCCACCATCATCAGTTCCTTCATACCAACTCATATAAAGATTTTTCCCAAATTTCCTCTGGTCAATCTTGTCGTATGGGTTGGCAATAGCAAGAACGCCAGCCTCTGAACCTAAGAACAGATTCCTTCTGACGTTAGCTACCGGACTATGTATCCGCGTAGACTGATAAAGTATAATGTTATTGTACACTCCATCAGAGCCACTGAATATAGGATTCTGCAATCCACGCACATTTGCATACTGCTGAATCTCATCCCACCTAATGGTAGCGGACGAATTCGCAGCAGTGCGAATATCCGTCATGGCATAAGGATGAGCACAAAAAACATAATACTCTCCACCATCAATCTTAACCGGCTGAATCTCAGGGCTAAGAGTAAGGGCCAACTCTTTTGCATAATCAAGATCCATCAAGTCGATCTGATCATTGTCGCTAAGGTTACCCTCATCCGTAGCAATAGTCCCAGTCTTAGTGACATCACCAGTCACTATATAATGATCGCTATCCGGAGCAACACCCGTCTGACCATGATCAATTGTGGTATCACCACAAAGATAGCGGAACATATACTCATCCAGCTTTCCGGTCATCCAATCAGAGAGACTTGCAGAACCATCTTCCCTCAGATCATGAACCGTCCGCTGCTGAGCCATACGCCTGAAGCTATGTCCATTCCTCAGCTGATCCACCACTACTGAATCCTGATAGTAGACCAAGGGTTCTTCGTTGTGGCGCATTTCATTGTCACCAGCAACTCCAGACCCACTAGCCTGCATCAGCAGATCATACTTAACCGTGTCGCCAGCAGTGCTCAGCAAATCTTCCTCTAAGCGTAAAATAGACCTTTTAGAATTTCCGAGAAACTTGAAAATAAAAGTACTCTTCAAGGTTTCGCGAAAAGACTTCGTAGACCATCTCTTAACGGTCTGCGGATCGTTTGTTCCAAATGCTGTTAAAGCCATAATACTTTTCTCCTCTATTATTCTTCAGCAACATTCAGTAACTCATTAAATTTTTGATCAGGCATATTAACGAGATCCATAACACTTAGACCATTAGCAATATTATCAAGACTTAGGTTTTCTTCGTCATGAGATGGTGTTGCTCTTTTGCCAACAAGGTTTGCTTTCTTATTAGCTATCTTATCCAACTCATTAACATTTATAGAGCCCTTATCTTGAGGAACTTTTTTCTGCTTAGAAGCAGACATTTTCTCCATCACCCTCTCAAGACGTATTGAGAACAATGATGGATCAGTTGTCTTGTCAAGCAAAATCATATCGTCGATGCTAAGATTCTTTTCATTTAGCTGCTTTTCAAAGTCCGTGTTATATAAAACACGTGCAGCCATATCGGTATTATTGATAATACCAGGATCTGCACCCTGTTCCGATATGTAATTTTTTGCAGTTTCTATCATAGTGTTATAGCTTGTCAATATATCCTGAAAAGCCTCTGAATATTCAGGCTTTTTAGAGACAACATTGTTGATAGATCTCTGGATTTCCTGTTGCTTACCCATTTCATCTATCTGCTGCCTGGTATATACTGTCTGTTGCTCTATCGGTTGAACTACTTTGTTTAAAACCGGAGCAAGCTTTGCTGGATCGAGATATACTTCTCCATCCTCAGTAACCTCAACCTGTATCTTAGGTATAGGTTCCTCTTCAACCTGTTCTTCTCTTTGCTGTTTTGCAGTAGCAAGAATTTCGGTAAGCTGCTCCAATTTCGCCGCAAGAGCTTGCTTTTCAGACCGAATAGAACTTACGGCCTTCCTCAAGCCCATATTGGCTTTTTCCATTTCACTTAATCTGTTACTGAGATCATCAATATTTATAGAAGGCGCTTCTTCTTTTTCTTCGCCCTCCCCTTCCGACGGCGGCTCGGTTACTTCTTCGCCCGATTCATCGTCAAGAACTTCCCCTTCAGACTCTTCTTCCTCGTCCTGATCTTCAGGTTCTTCTTCGTTTACAAGTTCTTGCAGATTGATTTTTTCATCTCTTTCCTTTACCATTTTGTCTCTCCTTTTATGTGCGCCCGTAACAGCGGCGTCCCATACGCCCATAACGGTGGCGTCCCGGTTCTTTGTTGCTATTACTATTTATAAATCCATCTTTTAGCACGGCCCCTGATATTATTCACAATACTATCTGGTGGCCTGTTGCTCTTTTCCCATTTAATAAGATCATAGTTCTTCTTGTATTCTTCACTAAGAACCCTTTGATCTTTTGCCCACAAGTAAGACCATCCGTAAGCTCCCACTGCTTTTGATCTTTTTAAAGGCTCAGGCATTACTGTCTCCCCCCACTAATCATTCCGGCAATTGCCGGAGGAATTTGCCTCATAATAGATTCACCTTCTTTTGGCTCTTGCTGTTCTAATGCAAGTAACTTCGTAATCAAGTCTGTAACAAGCTTTCTATCCTCTTGCTTCAATCCTGCTAATGCAATAGAATAATCTAGGGCAGCTTTTTCATCCTTTCTTTGAAGTTTAGCCATGTCAGTTTGAGCTTTCAGTTGAAGCTTATCTTGCTGTAGCTTGATTTGAGCAGCATCCTTTTCAGCCTCATTCTGTAGTCTCATTTGCTCACTCTGCTGTGCTGCTTGTTGCTGTTGAGTGATATATGAGATCCATGCCGCCTTATCGCTTTCTGGAATATCCATTTTTGAGATAAGAACATTCGGATCTACAGGGAAATTATACTGAAGCATTTGCATTAAAATAGATAACTCATATGCCGTCTTACCAGTAGCTGTAGCTGATGGCACAAGCATAATATTATATTTTAGATTCTTGATATCTCTTAACGGCACCACAATCCCACGCTTTTTGTCAACAATCATGTTATCGCGGACCATGTAAGGACCTTCTTGCCCCAATATTTTCTGAATCTGCTCTTCTGGCATCATCTTTGCGATAATGGCAAAAACTTTTCGGGCAAGTTGTTTTTCGAACAGCTCAAAATTTAAAAATGGCTTCCGGAGAAGCGTAAGAGCTTGAAGCTGCTTAAATCTAAAAAGAGCTCCTGATTGCTGTTGTGTTGTGTTAATCTCTAGTAGTTCAGGATTGATGCCGCTGATTTTATTAATAATTTGCTGTGCCTTTTCCTCAAGATACATAGCAGCTTGAGGTATTTCTGGCAACTTTTTGTCTCTTATCTTTCCTTGACTAATAGCCCCCTTCCTAACAAACGTATTAGCCCCAGGATCGTCTATCGTATCATCCCATTGCCTGATATCAGCTGGCACATCTTCTTCAATAAAATATCCGCCCTGGGATTGAGAAAGAAGCAAATTTAAAGCCTGAGACCATCTCTTATTTACTTCCTTCTGAGGATCAATAAGAGACTTAACAAAACCGAAATGACTTAAAACCTTTTTGCTTCTGTCTGTATAACAAAAATATGAAGTGATAGAAAAATCATTAAAAGGAAGAGGATTGTCTTCGTTAAGAAGAACCGTTGAACCCGTAAACTGGAGCCATTTTACCTTTTTATCTTTTACCTTGAAATATTTGAAGCCATTAACAAAGCTTTTCAATATCTCCAGATTTTCTTCCTGAAATTCTTCAATTTTACCAGTGGCAGGATTAACACCGTAATATCTATCATAATTAACAAAATACTCCATGTGAATCACAGCTATTCTGTTGTAAACAGTATCGTAGTAATAGCTATTATAGTAATCTTCCTCATCAGGAGTATCAGAAAACTTCTCATCCCCCTCTGTAAGAAGAGACGGATCAGCCTCATCTTCAAAGGGGTTGCTTTTGTTTGTGCTAAAAGCTACAAACCTATCAGCTTCTTTTGCATATTTAGGGTAGGTACGCTTAAAATCTTCTACTGACATCCACTTGCGCCAGCATATATATGAAGGACTCTGCCTTGTCGATGGATCAATCTTGACTTCAGAATATGGAATGACCTCAAAGTTTATTTTAATGTCTGGGAAGTTATCAGGATCTAACTCAACATCAATGGCCATGTGCCCACGACCGCATATAATTCCACTCTCTAAAACCTCATCTTTGTATGCTTCAACATCTTGCATACTATAGATTTTGTCCTTAACATTGTTAAGAACTTCACACAAGATGGGATCAGAGCTTGTATCGGTAGGCTTAGCCTTCTCTGTACTGCGATTTTGGTCGTGCATACCCACGACCATATTGATTATAGGCTTTATTAAGTTAAATGTTAGAGCCGGCTTATCTCCCAAATCATTTTTGGTAGCCTTATCCCATTGTTCATTTGCCTCAAATTTAAATGCCTCTCTTGCTTGTCTTACAAAGCTACGATCAGCATCAAACGCTTCTTCGTATCTAAATTTAGCCCATTTCAGGAGAGACATTAAATCTTTTTCCATTTTTTATTTATCCGACTTTTTATCTTCTTCTTTTCCCTTAACCGGGTTTATACAAACAATATGATTCAGAGAAACGAGTTGCCCGGTTGTACCCTTTACAAACCTTTGATTTGTTCCCCTTACAATGCGGCTAACAACCTCATTGCTCAAATCAAACAAATCTCCAGTTACTGTTTTTGCTACCCACCACATATTATATTTCTCCCCTTTTTGTAGTTCATTATACCATATAAATAGACATTTGTCAAGTATTTTTTTTGCTTACCTTGCCATCCAGCTTTTTCTTTTTCTTATCCTCATTAACCAAGGCCTTAATCTACCTAAGCTACTACGCTTTAAACCAATTCTACTTAATGCTAGTAGAAGATAATTAGTAGCATGATAAAAGTGGTCATCTCCTAGTTTGATATATTTATAAATCTTACTTCCGTCAGGTTGCTCTTCTAATACCTTAGCTGTATTGCACATTTGCCTAGCATATTCATTAACTACCTCAGACCGCCTTGGTAATCTAAAGCAGCCAGGAGTAACCACTTTGTCATACGTATCATCACAAATCTCGCTTCTATTCACAGTAACAAAACCTTTTCCTTCGTCGAATTCAGCTTCTCCTCGTTGATGGAAGCGATATTCGCAAAGGAATACTTCGTAGTCTTCTTCCTCTTGAAACCTTCTTGCTTTGTGTATCTCTGGTTTATAGTCAACCACAGCAGATCTAACATTAAACCTTTTGGCTATGTCGTGAACGTCGCTAAAACTTGATACAGATGCTATATACTCAACATCGATAATGCTTTCTGTAACTTTGGAGGCTACCACAACATGAAGCAATCGCCCAACATCAACCCCCATTGCACAAGGACCTTCGCTCTTATAGGGAGCAGGTTCATTGCGGCACAAGCTATAAATCTGCCCCTCGTTCAGCCGATTCTCAGCAGCAATGTAGGGAAGCCCCAAGCGTGAGTTGTAGATCTCAGAATAGTTGCCATTCGGAGGGTCAGTGTATTCCTCTAATATAATTCTTGGATCTACTTTCGGACTATTTAGCTGTGAGATATGATAACCGGATATTTCTGCATCCTGGATGGCTTTTACCCACTGACCATTGCCTAATACGAGATCTTTACCACATTTCTTACAGACACGATGTGCTTTACCCTCGCCATCTATCTTGATACATTCGGGGAATTCTTCTTCTAAGCAGGTCCATTCATTACAGGCTTCACACTTTAAAAACCACTTCTTTTGATCGCTCGCCAGATACTCCTTGTGGATTCCCCAGTCTGGAATGCTGGGAGTTCCCAGCTTAATCAGCTCGCCAACATCAGAGTGGGATATTCTATACTTAGCTAATTCAATCATTTCTTGATCCATCTCGTCGTATTCATCGAATCTTATGGAATCAACAGGAATGGATTTTAACTGGCTCGCAGTCTTTTTTACACCGCCAATTTTCTGAGCGACTTTCGCACCTCGCAAATAAAGTAAGCCCTGTCCTATTCGCTTAATATTAGTTGCATCGGTGGATTTAACGAAATTTCCTATAAATTCAGGGTTTGATTCAATTAAAGGCTGGAAACGTCCTTTTGAAAAATCAGAGACATCATCACGCGTGGGAAATAAATATAATACACCCTTAGGATATTTTCCGACAATTAAGCCATGTAAAACACGAAGGACTTCGATCTGAGTTATACCTAACTGAGCGCCCTTCATTATTACCTGGGTTTTAGCCTCATCAACCATCATATCTCGCTGATATTCATGGCCTTTTCCGGTGAAAAGAAATCCGCCCAAATCTATTCGCGCCCAGAGAGCCCAAAGATAGGGATTAACAGCCATAAGCCGAAGCTTTTCTTCAGTTGACATTTGGCTGGGATGTTTCTTTTTGCTTTTGCTTTTACTTTTGCTATTCATTCTTTTTTTTAGCTTTGAGTCTTTGCTAATTCTATTGATTCCTCTTTAATTTTCTCGATACCCTCTTCGTCGATTCCCTTGAGTACTTGACCTAGTACCGCTATATTGGAGGTTGACTGTCCTTCTAGCAAACGACGCTGCTGGAAAGTTCTGTCCATAAGCGCGATTAATTCTATAGGTAAGACTTCACCTGCATCAAGCATAGCATGCATATTGATGCGAGCTTTAGCATGTAGCAAGCAAAGGTCTGCAGCTTCTTGTTTCTTAATTTGATCTACGATTCGATCAACTTCTTTTTGGTCATCTAGGCAGAGGTCTTTGTTTTTGTATTGGCGGATCGTCCACCGAGAAATCCCAGTTTTCCGCTCTATTTTACGAGAGCTATACTCCAGTTGTTGCAGCACTTTGATTGCTACTTTTTCGCGCCTCGTAAGCTTTTTGCCCTTCTCGCGGTCTGGAAAAAGACTCTTTTCTTCTGTTGCTATCTTTGTTTTTTTAGTTAGTTTGCTATTGGCCAATTATAGTCACCTGTTCAGTATCTGTAAGTCGTTTGAAAGTCCAGCCTTTGTGGGATTTATACTTGCCGTTTAAGCAATGGTTAATATGACTATCATCTAACCCATGCTGTCTGGCAAATTCGCGCTGATTGTTGGACACAATGATTGTACCCTGCTCGTTCATAGCGACGAAAAGCTTCTGATTTTTCTGATCTCTCCGATTTTGAATTTGCTGTTTTCGCGTCGCCCAGCGGCAATTGCCTGGTTCATAGTCACCGTTATTGTCGATACGATCGAGGGTTAATCCTTCGGGTTTTTCCCCCATGTCTTCTAAAAAATTAACGAAATCTTGCCAGCGCTCGCAAACTCTTATGTCACGGCCGCCGTAATCTTTATAATCAGGGCAATTAGGATTTTGGCAGCGCGTTTTCATGTCACACCAAGAACGATATGTTGGACTTGGTTTGCCGTTTATTAGACTATGCCCATGCTTATAATTTGAATTCGACTCTCCGTGCACTTTTAATATATACCTACCTTTCCTATTTCTTCCAACGAGCCGGATAGCCCCTACTATCTATATGGATAAAGCCCTTCCGAGGATAAATGCCAATTCCTCCGTTGTGAAAAGCATCAACTTGCTCGGCGAGCTCAAACATTTCGCTTAAAGTCAACCCTGCTATAACAATGTCAGCCGCTTTTCCCATCGTATGGAAAGAACCAAGTGCACCGCCAACCGCATAGTTATGAGATTGACACCTAAATCCAGAATTAATCTTGATTGGCCGATCGGCTAGTGCTCTTAGATGATTAAGAGCTACCATGAACTCTCGATCCATCAAACACGCACCGCAACAGGGACACATAAATTCTTTACAGAGGAAATGTTCTCCGAATCTAGGCTTCATCTACTTGCCTTCCTCTCCGCCATCATAACCAAGCAAAGCATCCAAAGCGCAAACAATGGCGTCATCCCATTTCTTCTGAGGATCATTGATAGTTTGAACCAAAAGG